CTGACATAGATCCGTATAGTTCTTCTCAGCATTGGGTTCATCATAGCTGAGGTAGATTATGTCGTAGTCAAGCACACGGAATTTACTCATGGTTCACCTCAAATGAATAGGAATCAAACTTCTTCATCGTATAGAGACTAACCGGTTCTTGATTCCTTTCAAACTCATGTTCGAATGGTAGGATATGGTAAGTCTGCCGGATGATATCTTCTAATGGTACCTTGATCATCCTGTATAGGATGTTAGGGTTTCCTCTGGCGGTGACTGAAAATGTCAAGATTCCAGTCACCGTAATCTTCTGTTCAAGGATGGAAGCAACAAAATCTGGACTCAACAGGACCTTCCAACAGGTATTTGCATGGTCAAGTATGACTCGTATGTCAGCATCTTCATTTGATGGCAGCTTATGCACGCGATCGTCGACATTGGATTCTTCAATCTCAAGCTTCGCGATCTCGTACTGCCTCGATTCTGGATTATAGAAGACCTTCGCATCTTCTATCTTGCGGGTACCTTCTAAGAATCCTGCTACTTCATCATATGTGGTAGCAAACATTCCATATCCATCCTCGCATTCAACTGCCTTGTTGGTGATACGATCTATCTCTCCCGTACCCATGTTGAAGATGATGAATGAAGATTGCACACCAAGGCTACGCTGTTCTAGCTCATATGCACCGACCTTGAACTTCATGTCAGATACTCCTTGTATGTCTGGTAGATCTCATCAGTCAAGAACTCTTTCTCGGTGTAATGGAAAATGCCTGTCTGGCGGAAATTGCCGATGAACAAGTCCAAATCAGGAGTCAGATGAACATCAACTACCTTTCGCCACGAGTCACGAGGAAATTGCCATCCCTGGCAATATGCTTTCATGTGCGTGAAGGTTGGATTCTTCGCCTTCGCATTGACTATCTTATCTTCTATGTCCATCAGCTTCGCTGCGATGGCTGCTGTCACGTCCATTGACGGACGTTTCGGAAAATGTTCCTTGTGGAACCTGCCATAAAAGGCTTGCCAGTTGTGCGTGATCATCTGCATCCACTCGTAGAACTGATGCGCTTTGTCGCACTTCTTGAAGTAATGGAACCCTGTATAGAGATTTGCAAGATTGTTTGCTACGAAACCCTTGCGATAGTAGGCGTCTGTAACGCTGTTTCCGCGGTATGTGCGGGGGTTGCTTACAAAATACATGTCGTAGTGCCCTAGGAACTTCCACCACGCTGTAAGATCTTGTAAAACGATCATGTCAGTATCCATCACCACGGTCTCTTCATACGGAGAGACATGGTATAACTTCCATCGATTCTCGATCTTCCAATCGCTATCTTTTGCATCGTCATTCCATGGAATAGAAACGATGTTATCAAAATATGGTTGATACTCCTTGAGCACAGGATCATCCGTCACCAGAGTGATCTTTGGTTCTTCGTTCGTAGCGTGCAAGCTCATCGCACACAATGCAGCCTGCCGAACATAATCATGCTCAGAATTTTGTGCCAACATCACATATCCCTGGCTCATGACAATTCCTTTTCAATCGCCTTAGCAAGACTGAACTTGTTCATGACATGGAGCGTTCCGCTGAACTTGACCAACGTGTATTCTCCAAAGTAGTTTTCCTTTTCTACCAGGAACATGTAACGGTCACCTTTCATCTCCCAGAGTATGTCTCTGTCAGCTGTATAGAACAGCTTGCCTGGCATCGGGTAGGCGAAATCTCCTTCCTGATATCCATTCATGATATGGATGGCTATGCTAAAGGCATGGTCGTTGCGGAAAGTACCTGAACGGATCTGAAAGATGGTACGATAATGGTACCAGTTTTCTTGTATGTGTTGCAAAAGGTCGAAGAAGATCTCGTTTGACTCTGTCTTGCGAAAGAAGACGCACGTTGCCCAATAGAACTGTATGCCTGCATCATGCAGATGATCAAATTCTGAATAGTCGCGGAAGCCCGCGAGATCATAAGCATCTTTGTAGATTAGGAAGTCATGTGCTTGTTCAAAACAATGCAGGTATTTCTTGTCTGCGATCACTATGTCCGTATCAAGTAGCAACGTCTCATCATAAGGCGAGAGTTCGTATGCCCGACTTCGATCATCATTCTTGAACTCTAGCTGCTTCTGGACCATGGATCCATCATGGTATCTCTTCAAGGAACGCGCTTCACGGAAAGACACAGGAATGACATGATCAAAGACATCCGGAAATGTCTTGACATAATCAAGCGCATCGGTCGCTATCGACACGGGTAGACCTAGATATTCCTTAGCACGAAGTGCCAAGAAGTAAGCCTGCTTCACGTAATCGATCTGGCTGTTGTTCCTTGCAAATACTAGGATGCCTCGGCTCACAGCTCAACGATTCCTTTCACGGAACGATTCTTGCGGATTTCATTGTACCCTGCTAGATATTCGTTCGAAGCACCGAAATAGAGATCCATGATCTCCATAAGGAAACTATCCGTGTCGTCGATCTCAATCGGGGTACCGTTATCGTCAATCAAGACTGCTTCGGTATTACCCGAATCAACTAGCATCTTGACAAAGGTAATGCGCTGTTCAGTAGCACGGAACTGTCCGCCGCCGTAATAGTAAATGATGTTTTCGTCATAACGCTCTTTTAGCAACCGTTTCTGATTGTTCAGTGTGACGGTATAGTTTGAGAATTCGAGCGCTTTCTCAAGTCGTTCGTCCATGATGTCCTCCTGCTATCAGTAATTAGCAGGTAGGCTCTTAGAGGGTAGTGTTGTTTGAGTAAGCTGGGGTGTCGACTTCCACATAAACACCAGTTGCACGGTATTGCTGGATCGTGCTGGTCAGGGTGCCCGTGACGTTTTCATCAGTACCTGGATCGCCAGTATCGTCGTCTTGGAAGATTACACGGAACTGTATCGCGCTGGTCGATACTTCACGTGCCTGGACGTTGTAGTCATTCTCAGCGTACAAGCCAGAACCAGTCTTGTTAAAGACGTTCTGGTAAGAACCAGTTAGATCATAGTTACCAATCGCAGAACCAGTACCAGAACCAGTTACTGTGGTGGCTGTGTATCCAAACTTGACCGTTCCCATGTTAGCAAGCATGGTAGCCCAGTCATTATCCTTTGCACCAGACGGACTTCCTAGAGAAGCTGTGAAACGGATCTCACCGCCTGAGTTGAAGAAATGCCTGCGTGCATCAGCGTCATTGAATGTCACCGTGAACTCATGGGTTAGCGTACCATTCCATGCACTCACGCGAGACGATGAGATCGCAGCTTCAACTGATGCTTGGCTAGGATGGATGAGAAACTTGTCAGTCTCGATGTTTGGCATCAACGACTCAAAGTCTGCATATCCCTTTGCAGCACCATCTGGATCAGTACCAACATCTTCTGCGATGAGATCTGCGATGACCATGTCTGCGATGGATGTAGGAATCGATCCTGTCTGGTGTACTCTTGCTGCCACCATATCGTCATATAGGTTCTGCATATCAGTGGCGTTCACCGTAGCGCCAACAGACACCGTAGAGCTGGCCAATGTCTGTCCGTAGCCGTCCGTCCCGGAACCTGTTCCCAGGACGGTTGCTATCCTTGCTTGTAGGTTGTTGTACCGCGCTGCGGTAATCGTATCACCAACTGCCATTGTTTACACCTTCAGTACGCACTCAACTAACTTGACCGCGTCATCATCATTTGATTCTAGCGCGATACCAACTAGGTGTGCTGTTTTGTTTACCGTTGCGACGCCAGAGTGGCTAGCATAAACGGGCTGACCTTTCTTGACAGCGCCTGCTACCTTGACTGGAACACGTCCGACAAGTGCGATATACTGTCCTTCTGCTTCGCTGTTCATCATGACTGCTGGATTCGTAGACACGACGCCTAGTGGAATGTGTAGTCCACAAGCCTCGCATACTTCATGATCCGCATGGTCATCATGTGCGCAAACTTCGACGACTGTTCCTGGTTCTAGATCACCGTTGGTGGTGTACTTTTCTGCCAAGTCAGCGTAACGTGCCGATGTCGCAGTACCTTGGAATAGGTTAGCTGCGATGTTACCAGATGCGGTACGAACCGCTACGGTATTTGCTGTTGCGCTCGTGTCACCTGAACGATAGTTTGCACCTTCCTTCAGTGTGTTTGCCTGTGTTGCTGTACCGTCAAATGTGTCTGCATAGACGTTCGCAAACTTCAGGCTTCCTGTGCCCAAATTGTATGTTGAATCAGCGGATGGTACCATGCCCGTTGCATTGATGCTGACCGAATGGGTCGACGTTCCAGCACCGTTGTTAGCCTTGAACTTGATGACGTTTGAAGAACCAACCGTGTTGGAAATGAAACCTTCGTTGCCGTTTTCGATACCAATCTTGAGATCTTGTGAATCACCAATGGTGATGCCTGTATCAGCGAAGTTCACCACGGACGTGAAGCTCGCAGCGCCAGCTAGGACATAATCCGAAGCTAGGTTTCCGCCAAGCCTCAGTGCGTTAGATGCCGTGCCCCAGAAATAATGATCAGTTGATGTGACACCGCTTGTAGCTGCTTTGGTGTTCTTTAGGGTAACACCCTTCTTGATGACATCAAATCCATCAATCGCACTAGGATCACCAACCTTGATCGTAAACTCATCGGCGGAAATGACCGTGATGACTTCATCATCAACAACAGATACGACAACACCATGGTTAACATCTAGGGAATCTTTGATCGTACGTGACTGTATCTGCGTGACGCCATCACCAGCAGCCTGTGGTCCAATAAGGACAAATGCAGAACCGCTATAGACATAAAGCTGATCATTTGCTGTATCCCACCAGAAATCACCAGTGGTGAGTCCTGTTGGTTCTGTGGTTGCGATTTCCGACCCGCCTGTCGTACGGAACTTGGTTCCGTCGTAGAACTTTAGCTTGCTTGTGGAACTATCGTACCACAGCTGACCTGAAATTGCCCTCGGTGGAGCATTTGCTCCTGCAAAGTTTTCAAGCAAGAACAAGAAGTTCTCATTTTGTATTTCACCATAACCCGCATAGTTCTTACCAACTAGCTTGAGATCGGTAGTCTGATCAATCGTACCGTCTTCAACTGTTGCAATCAATGAGTTATCGTATCTGTTAATTTGATATGCCATGTTGTTTCAACCCCTAGTTGATATATTTATCCTTATGGTATTCCTGCTGCATACGTGTACGTCACGTAAGTGGCTGGATCCCAGATACCGCCGTTGACCTGTATCCTGGCAAAACCTCTCGTCACCGTTAGGTTAACCGTACCAGATGCTGTGTTGTTTGCTGCAACGTCTTGGACGACTGATTCATTCTGTGTTCCGTTTGAGTCAACTGCGATCTTAGACAATGCTAGGACCTCTCCGTTGTCTGGATCTGTGTTGGCTCGGATATCAACGACGATACCAGAAACTGTCGTTCCTGTGGTATCTGTCGTTGCTAGATAAGCAAAGGTTCCGTTGTCTTTGGAAGATGCCGGAACTAGCTCTTCGAGTATGTAAGCCACATCGGCTGCAACAAGTCCGGTTATGTCAAGCGACAGGATGACTGGTGCCGTGCTGAAAGCATTATCAACATAATCCTTGTTAGCCGCATCAGTACCTGATGTTGGCGTCGCAAGACCTGTGATGCGCTGGCTTGATGTTAGCGTGATCGTTCCTGCTGAATTAATGTTCAATCCTGCACCAGTAGTCGTCACGGTCACACCATTGAGATTGATGTTATCCACATCAAGCTCGTCCAGCGTGCCAATGCTCGTCAATCCATCTGCTGAAGTGACTGTCGCGCCTAATGCTGTTTGAGATAGCACTTCGTTACCACCAACGTGATAAGCAAATCCTGAGGATAGATCAAAGTTGCGAGAAGATGTCCACGCATCTGTTGCTACCTTCCAGGTCAGCTTCTTTTCAATTCCTGATGCACGCAGGATGATTCCGCCATCATCTACGCTTGCGTCATCTAGCAATGTGCTATCATCAGTGATACCTAGCTCAATGTTGATGTCTTCAACTTGTAGAGTGGCAACATCAATGTTCGTCGTCGTGCCTTCGACCGTCAAGTTACCTTGGATGCGAACGTTGCCGTCCACGTCTAGGGTCGCTTGTGGTGCAGACTCAAAGATACCAACGTATCCAGTGGAAGAATCAATCACGATAGCATCAACGATCAGTGATCCAAATGCAGACGAACGCACACGGATCTTGTAATCATTGTCTAGAAGTCCCATCTCTGACACCACGGAAGATCCGACGATCTTCTGCACGTTGTTCTGTGCGGTACCGATCGTCAATCCACCGGTGTTCTGGATGGTCAATGTACCGACTGTCGTGCCGTCTGAATCAGCTGGCAAGAAGTTGGACGCATTACGTACCGTTCCGACATCGTCGATTAGGTTCTGTGAATTGAGGACCGTACCATTCCATAGGAACTCATCTTGATCAACAGGCGTGAATCCTTTTTTGATCGGATTAGAAATTCCTGATATGGAAGAACCAGAGATCGGTGTGAACTCAATGTTGCTCCAAACACCAACCAAAGATCCTTGTATGAACTGCTTGATGACTACACGAGAACGTCCGAGTGTATCCAGGACGGAGTCGGTCTCAAATCCTGACTTTCCTTGCCCTGATGTCCACATAGGACCTGCAAGGATCCAAGATGTTCCATCATAGAAGAAGAATTGCTTGTCTTCGCTATTGATGAACAAGTCTCCGGCAACTGGATTATTCGGGAATGTGCTCTGGACCGAAGGTCCTCCTGCTGCTTTGAACCCAGCACCATCATATACTTCTAGCCGGCCAGCGGCAGTGTTATACCATAGCTGACCTTCTAGAGGCCTGCTTGGTGCAGCGGAATTGGCAAAGTTTTCCAGCAATGCGATGAAGTTCTCATTAAAGAACTCGCCATATCCTTTATAGTTGCGACCTACAAAGATTAGGTCGCTCGAAGTGCTATCAATCTCACCATCAATAAGGTCTATGAGTAGCGTTCCGTCTGTCTTGTTTAGCCTATAACTCATTACGATGTTACCCCGTGATAGATGATGTAGTTGACTGTCTGGTACGGCGGCATGATATCTAACGGAGCGCCAAGCTGATCGGCGCCAACCGTCCTGTAATCCCCAATACCTGTCTGCCCGCCATCAAGTATGCCACCTGATGTGGAAATAGCTGATCCAGCGCTCGTACCAGTTGGCGCATCATATGAGATCGCTGCCGGATCTGATACACCACTGATTGCTATGTCGGCTATTGCATAGAACTGATCACCGTTAGCTGCACGCAAATCATGCTCGTGTTCTGGCAAGTTAGCGATCGTGATGTCTTTCTCTTCGTCGCCTGATCCTGCTCCAATGGAGTCTGCTGCTGCCGAAGTGACCCTGTCCGCAGCGCCTTCACCTGTGCCCATGTCATCAAGACCTAGCGGGAACCTACCACGCAGATCTGGTACACAGAAGAATGAAACTCCACCATCGCTGATCAGTAGTGGATCCTTGAAATTGAATCCAATGACTGCAAACAATGCTGCATAAGTGACCTTACTGTACTCTGCACCATCACATAGTGCCCATCCAGTCGGTGCTGTCGTGCCACCATATGGAACGATGATGCCCGGAGGGTTGGTAGGAATGGCTGAGAACAGGTTAGCACGGCTAACTCGATAAAGGCCGGTCGTACCCGAAACCCTGTTGATTAGGATCTCATCATCAATGTTAGTTGATGTGACTGCTGTCTTGTTTGAGATGAATGTGTTGCTGATGCTGGTCGTAAACGTCTTCGTTCCGCCACCAGTTTGTCCGTCAAACACGAATTCCGGAGCACTGACATCACCTGTCATCCGGAAGTTCGTCGATGATGTCAACTTGTCTGCTGATCCCGCCCTTCCAGAAATAGTACCAGTCACGTTACCAATGACGTTACCTCGGAATGTGTTCGCATACACGTTATCCCATTTCGCAGAACTAGAACCTAGATTCCTGTTCGTTGACGTCGTTGGTGTATCCGGAAGAGCATCTGCGAGCGTGGTCGTTCCAATGACTCTCGTAGTTCCACCAACATTTAGATTCTTAGCGATACCTGCGCCACCGCGTGTGATGATAGCACCAGTACCAAACGTGGAGCTCTGTGTAGTCCCGTTGACGTAAAGCTCTGAGTCAGTTTGTATGTTGCCGACCACATCAAGTGATTCTTCTGGGGTGGAATTATTGATGCCAACCGTCGTATCGGAATTGATACGGATTGCTGTCTTGACCGTACCTCCATCATTCACACGGAGATCAATGTTTGATCCTGTTGTGTTATGTGTGAAAACGGCAGCTTCTCCTTCGATTCCGATGCTCAGTGGAAGAGACGAACCAATGACTATGCCTGAGTTGGTCTTGACCCTTAGGGTGTTGTTGGTCGTAGAAACGACGTCACCGCGAAGGAAGTTGCTTGCCGCGACAGCGACTCCTGAGACCACTAGGTTCTCTGCCTGCTCCACGACACCACGGAACTTAGTAGCACCATCACCGCTGATGTTAGCAGATGATAGATTGATACCTGGTTTGATAGTGCTGAAGCCAGTGATTGCAGTCTTTGGAGTGAATTCGTCAGTCGACACGATAGCAACCGTCTGTGCATCAATGATGATCTCAACCACCGTATGGCTGATGTTGCCGGTGTCAACGAGTGTGTTTGGGTTGGCTCCTGTACTCAGTCCTTCTGAGAACTGAGGACCAACGAGTACCCAATTGGATCCTGTGAATAGATACAGTTGCTGGTTATCAGTATCTGCCCAGAGATCGCCTGCGACGGAAGAACTGACCTCTGGTTCGGTCGTAGCTTTCTTCAGTCCTCCGGCTCCTACCCAAGTAGTACCGTCATAGATCTTTAGCTGTTCACCGCCGACAGTAGTATCATACCATAGCTGTCCTTCAACTGGATTATCTGGTGGTTCGTTGAATGCGAAGTTCTCCAGCATATGGAGAGCATTCTCTGCGATCACCGTACCAAATGCTGTAGAGCTTCGACCAACCAAACCAATGCTGAGCTCTTGGTTGATCGTATTATCTTCAACCGTTATGGAACCCTTGTTAGCAAAGTCTGTGAAGTCAATCGTATATGCCATTACTCATTAAACCCCGTCAAGCTCTGCACCCTCACGGTGTAATCAATCTGGATGAGCCTGTTGAGACTCTTCTGTACTGGGTGGAAGATGACATGCGTTATCAACCGCCCAGTACCGCTAGTTGAATATGCCTTGAGCCCTAACTCGTCAAAGACATAAAGGCTATCTGCGTCAGTAGCAGTATCAAAAGCATCCTGACCGGTTGGTTCGCCATAGTCTAGCAAGCAGGACACTAGGATGTCCGTATAATTCGTGCCACTCACGTGGCGTGTCTCGATCTTGTTACGCACAGGATCAAGATTGTTCACGCTCCTATCATCAACGATCTTAGTGAAAGTCTCGTTGTATAGGCTCGCATTCGTGCCTGTGCTGTTTGGTGTTAGGTACGTAATGATCCCTGTTGGATCCACACTCGTGCCACCATTGCCAAACGCCATCTCATAAATGAATCCTTGTCCGGCGTTAGCAAGGCTCTCTGCTAGCGAAATGGACATGTTCTCATAATGGATCGCATTACGCTTGTTCACGATCGTCTGACCCGACTCTGGATCAAAAATGTGGATATGACCCTGTACTAACACACCTGGATTGTCTAAAAATGATGTCATTTATCTCACCTTCACCTGTATTTATTCTGGTAGCTCAACCGATCTTGCACGGATGAATCTCGCAATGTCATTATCTGTATAACGGAGTGATGTTCCCGGATTGGTCCAAGTCAAACCAATCTTTCGTACCACTACGATGTTTGCATTCTCCGGAGGATCCTCCGTGAGAGTCAATGTCGTGCCATCAATCTCAAACTCGGCAGCAAGGGTGACATCACCTTCTGGCGAATGCTGGTCAATCGTTGGATCAAAGGAATCAATAGCAACCTTCCGTAGCCTGCGTCCACCAACGAACACTTCAACTTCATC